ATACTGCTCTTTGATCGTGCTCATAAGGTAGCACTTAACCCACTGTTGGGCGAGACTGTTCAGACCAAGAAAGAGGGTCGGCGCATCACTGAGACGATCCGCAAGAAGTCTGACAACGTGGAGCGGGCGAAGTTGATCGTGTGGACGCTGATGCGGCGCGCGGCTGTGCTCAACAGAAACCTCGGAGAACGTACTACACTGGCAGGGGACAAGGAAAATCCGCTTCACGTCAAGGTAGACCGCGAGGAACTGCTTGCCAAACTCATCGGTAATCGAGGAAATACGCCGCCAAAATGACGCTCGCTCCCGTCTGGAGAAACTGAGCGATACCGAACTCCTTGGACTGGCATACGACTGGAAACTATGGGCGCGCGAGGGGCAGACTCTTCCTGACCACTGCGAATGCCACCATGGCGACTGGACGACGTGGCTCATTCTGGCCGGTCGCGGCTTTGGAAAGACTCGATGCGGGGCAGAGGCTGTCCGGCAGTGGATCAAAGACGGTTTCAATCACATCAACTTTATCGCCGCAACGGCTGACGATCTGCGCGACATCATGGTCGAGGGTGAGAGCGGAATTATGGCCATTTGCCCGCCTGATGAGCGTCCTATCTATCGAGTCAGCAAGCGGCGTCTAGAGTGGCCTAATGGAGCTACATCTCTTTTGTTTACTGCTCAAGAGCCTGACCGACTCCGCGGAAAACAGCACGAGAAGCTATGGTGCGATGAGCCGGCCGCATGGCAGTACGATCAGGACTCATGGGACCAAGCCATGTTCGGCCTACGCCTTGGGCGCAAGCCTCAGACTGTAGCCACCACGACGCCGCGGCCGACCAAGATGATTCGTGGACTGATGGCTGATCCCACCACGCACATCACGCGCGGGACTACCTACGACAACCGTTCCAACCTGGCACCAACCTTCTACAGCAAGATCATCACCCGGTACGAGGGAACGCGACTCGGCCGACAAGAGTTGAACGCAGAGATCCTCGACGACAACCCCGGAGCGCTCTGGAAGCTCTCAGACATCGAAGCAACGCGCATCACAACCCTTCCCGAGTTCACGCGCATCGTGGTTGCAATCGATCCAGCCGTAACGAGCAATGAGAACTCAGATGAGACAGGAATTGTCGTCTGCGCGATGGATGACCGTGAGCCTAACCACTTCTACGTCCTAGAAGATGCGTCCGACATCTATACTCCTGATGCCTGGGCGAAGAAGGCTGTCACGCTGTACCACCACTGGCAAGCCGACAAGGTAATTGGCGAGGTGAACAACGGCGGCGACATGATTGAGGCCATGCTGCGGCATCAGGACGCTAATGTGGCCTACAAGAGTGTGCGCGCAACCCACGGAAAGGCCGTACGCGCTGAGCCAATATCTGCACTCTACGAGCAGCGCCGCGTGCATCATCACGGGACATTTGGGCCACTTGAAGACCAGCTCACCAATTGGAACCCATCGACCGACAAGGACTCTCCAGACCGTCTAGATGCCACGGTGTGGGGAATCACAGAGCTTGCCGGCATTGTCGAATGGAGCGGTTTGCTCAGTTATTACAAGCATGTCGCTGGCGAACCGGAGCCAGATCGGGACTCGAATCCAAAGACTCCCGGCTTTAGACCTGCACCCACCGTCACCACTCCCGTCAAAGCACCAGCTCTGACCGCCTACAACCGCGCTATGGCTGCCCTTGCGCCCCAAGACCTCTGTGATCACTGCGGCAAGCCTCTTGGCGATACCGTGGTCGAAGAGGGCATACGTCGGATGCACCCTGACTGTGCAAGGCCGTCGTGGGCGTCCTGAAGGTGTAGTACAGATTTATATTGAAACCCCGTGTTTTACTGTAGTACAGTCGTTTTGTACTACAGGAGGAACCGACACCGTGAAACTCCACCGCATGATTGAGCGCACGCTGGACAAACTGCGGGACCACTCGCCCCAGGCGCACGAACTGGCCAAGGCTATCGCTGGAACGCTTTGGCAGGACGACGGAACGATTGACTACCGGCGCGAGCACGTGAACCGGCTGGCGGCTGAAATGAGGAAACGTAAATGAGCGTACACATCAACATCCGCATACCTGACGAGCAAGCGGCGGCTATCGATGCTTTAGGTAAGAGCCGCAGTCAAGCAATCATCGAAGCGCTGGGGGCATACCTCAAGCAGCCGACGGTGATTCAGGCACCGCCGATGAGTCCTGAAGCCGTTGCCGAATTCCAGAAGGAGATGGACGCGCATCCTCACGGCAAGATTACGGCTATGGGTGGAATGCGAGACAGCCCGAAGCGGCTCAAGCCGGTTACCGCCCTCGTCAGGACACCCAAAAAGGTCTTCGGCCCCAGCCGTCTCGAAGCGATCCTCCCTGATTTGGCGATTGCCGCTGGAGTTTGGCATGGAGCGCCGCGTGCAGCCCACGCACCGGGCTGCAAGTGCCTGATGTGCCAAGGAAAGTGAGGAGCGATGAACACCCTTGATGAGTTTATCGAACAAGTACGGCTAGCCGATGCTGACCTGGAGTTCTTCAGATACAAGTGCGAATTGACAAGCTACGTGTCCCGATGCTGCCGGGAATTTGAGCACCCGGATAAAATCATCCTCACGCTTACGGACTACTTCCATATTCCTCCAATCGAGTCCGAGGCTATCCTGTCGAAGATCATGAGAGCCTGGCGGCACGGTTGATACACTAGACCACGGGAGCACACACCATGGCCTTGTGGGATGAACCGACAGAGATTCACGACGATACAGTGTTTGGCAAGCGGCTGAACGACAAGGCATTGCAAAAGATGCCGGACGCTACGGGCGGATCGATGACGCTCCTGAATCCGCGGTATGGACTCTTGAGCGCAAGGAATCGCGGCGGCGTTCGGCCTACTCTGCCAAATCGGGACCCGGAGAATGATCGTCCTGGCCCTGATGACCGTCGTCTCCCCTCTGACTTCATTGCCGACGTAGACGAAGAGCGCAACCGCTTCAGCCCTTATCAACCTGTAGCGCCCTTTGGACCCCCGTCGATCGTGGACGCCCGCGAGTGGGACTACCCCACCGGCTACAACCTTGAGATCGTCAACCGGCACATCGTCCTTGGAGAGATGCTGCGAGGCCTCGTGCGGGGCTCGGGAATCATCGCCAACGAACTGAGCGCGCGCGTCGACGAGCTGGTGAGTCTGCCATGGAAGTTCGTTCTGAAGACCCCGGCCAAGGGCGTGAAATCGGAAGAAGACCCGCGCATCAAAGAACTCAACGCCTTTTTCAAGATGCCAAACAGGAAGATACCCTACCCACAGTGGATGGAGATGATCTTCCGTGAGCGCTACACCATCGACGCCGCCACGGTGTACATCTGGAAGAATCGAGCCGGCACAAAGCCCTATGCGCTGGAAGTTATCGACGGCAACACCATCGTGCCGAAGATCGACGACCGCGGACGCATCCCTGACTGGCCGTCTCTGGCCTACGTCCAGATCGTCAAGGGTCTCCCGATGGACAACTTTACCGAGCGTGAGATTGTCTACATGCCGCGGCACCGGTGGGCGCAGATGCCGATCTACGGATATTCCGAGGTTGAGCAGATCCTGATGGAGGCGACTCAGCAGGTCCGCAAGACGATGTACATGCTGAACTTCTGGAACGAGGGAACGTGTCCTGATGTGATGGTATGCTGCCCGCCGGAATGGACCGCTGAGCAAATTGCGCTCTGGCAGGGAACATCCGACGCACTGATGAGCGGGAACCTAAAGCTCAAGTCCAAGATGCGGTTCATCCCTGGCGGGGGAAAGCCTTTCGAGATGAAGGGCTCGGCTGGCGACCTGCTCAAGTCGGAGTATGACGAGTGGATGGCTCGCATCGCTTGCCGCGCATTCAGGACTGACCCGAAGCCCTACATCAAAGACCCACAGCCCAAGGCGAATGCTGAAGAGTTTTCTCAGCAGATGAGGGCTCAGGGCCTCAATGGAGAGATGCTTTGGTGGTCTGCGCTCATGGAGCGGCTCATCTATCTCGGGTGGGGATGGGATGACATTGGCCACGCATTCGACACCAACGAGGAGACGGCGGCAACCGACCAGGCAACCATCGACACGTCCCACCTCGCAGACGGGATGAGGACGGTCAACGAACTGCGTGCGCGGGACGGTCTGGACGATGTGGAGGGCGGAGATGTGCCGATGGTCAAGACTGGCACCGGATGGATGCCGCTGGCGGTCCTTGCGGCTCAGAAGGCGATGCCACAGCCTGCCATGGGCGGTTCTGGAGGGGCATCAGAACCGGTCAAGCCCGGCGCGCAACAGAGCGGCAAGAACGCGTCAGTGAAGAAGGAGGCCGGGACGGAATCCGACCGCCCTTTAGCAAAGCGGGGAAGTCACTGGAATCGGTACTAGCGGCCTACCTCAAGCGCAAGGGAAAAGAAGCGGCATCAGGACTTACCGTCAAAAAACTGGCGAAGGCTGCGAAGAAGAAGACGGAAGATCAGGACACGATAGACGTTCTGGTGGACTGGGGCGATCTGATTCCAGAGGTGACGCCCTACCTTGAGACTGATGCTGTCGCCGGCGCCACAGAGTTCTTGACTGACCGCGGCATTGCGGAAGACAGCGACATGTGGACCAAAGTCTTGGGCGAGGCGCGGCAGATGGCTCGGGAGCGCGGCGCGGATCTGGTGGGCAAGCGCATCACAGACAAGGGCGAGATCGTTGATAATCCTGATGCCCGCTACGCCATCACAGAGACGACACGCGAGAACCTGCGAGAGTTGATAAGCAAATCGGTCGATGAGGGGTGGACGACAACCGAACTCCAGCACAACATCTTGCAGAGCGAGGACTTCAGCGCGGCGCGCGCTCTGACCATCAGCAGGACTGAAAGCATGTACGCCTACAACCACGGAAAGCATGAGGCTGCCAAGGGCACAGGGCAGAAGTTCAAGCAGCAGATCGGATCAGGGGATGCGTGCGAGGAGTGCATGGGGAACATTGAGGCCGGCCTCATCCCGATAGATGAGCCGTTTCCTTCGGGCGACGATTGCACGCCTATTCACCCGAATGATCGTTGTGGCATGGGGTATTCTGAATCGAAGGACGAGGATGAATCAGAGGGCGAGGAATAGATGGCGATCACAGGGACGTGGGGCGCACCAGAGATTGCGGGGGTAGGGCTTTTCCCAACGCGAAACTTACATAGAATCGCTTATGTCCGTAGAGGGCGGTTCATGTGGGTTTACAAAACGCAGTTCATAAAATTGGGATTCTGGGGAACTCGCTCAAAAGTACTGAAGTTCAGACGCTACTGCAAGCGCATGGAAAGGGCGAAATAGATGGCGGCAACAGGACGCATAAGAATTGACGAGGAGTCAGCCCTGAAGTCTATGCCGGTGACGGCTGAATCGATCCTGCGCGCCGCCATGGCATTGAGGCCGATTCTTCCCGAAAAGTTCTATGGCCGGTTCATCCTGATCTTCGAGGATGGCCGGCCAATTCGTTGGGAGACTCTTCAGAGCGGGAAGCTCTAGCGTAGTTTCCCCGCTGCCCACATTTGCCGCATACGGCAGGACTCGTCAAGCAACTGCTGTTCTGATACTCCACTTTGCATCGCCTTCGCC